CTAATCGGATAGCGAATCGGGTCTAGATAGACCGAGTCATCCTGGTTAAAGTCAGGCGAGGGGTCTCGTCGGCGAATACTGCCTGACAGGAACGCAACAGCGACACCCGATGAGTTCATCGAGGCGAAGCCAGCTGCGTCCTCGTCGACATCAGCCAAGACTTGTCGCTGCATCTTTCGACGATAACACCGGTATCTAAACCAGTAGTCATTCGTCACGGATGGTTTTGTCAGCTTGAACGGCACATGCACACCAGCATCATCAGACTCCGAAGAAGGGACCCGAATATCTCGGACCCACGACATAAGGTGTCTGACGGTTTTGGTGAGCGGAATGCCGTGGTAGGCTGACCAGCGATTCAGTCGGTTGATGAGGCTGTACACTTGCTGAGGGGACTCGAGCGACTTGACGTACACTCCGCGGACATTTACACCCGCGAAGTAGTCGTAGCCGCAAGATTCCCGGAACGGGCCGGCATTAAAAGACTTTGCCATGTTGACCTGAAACCCGAGGGAGGAAAGGCACTCGGCGACGAAGTCGTACGTCTCGCGACGCACGACGATGTCATCACCGAACACCCCATACTCTCGGGAAGGGTCCGTGCACGGGAAACCCATGCACGAATAAGCAGCCCGAACTGCACACGCAAAAATGAGTGTCTGCAAGGAGAATGTAAAACCGTTCCCCATTGTAGATATCATGTTAAGCTCCACCTCACTGCCGTCTGGGAGGACGGCGGATCTGCAGGAGGACTCGAACAGCGCCGCCTTGAAGGCACCGCTGGGCAGGTCCCGCTGCAAAAGATGGAGCCCCATGCAATCACTCGCCGAGATCAGGTCGATCGTCCCGAAGGACTGATCTATTGATCCACGACGAGCTAGTTCTCTGTTATAGTCCGGCTGGCGATCTAGGTGGATACCGAAATCGCGAGCCAAGGCCCGACAGATGAACGCATCGGCCGCTTTCTGAACAAGCATGTTCAGGTTTGGCTCGGTGCAGCATGTGCGTGAAATCTCAGCATTCTTTGCCGCAAAGAAAATTTTCCCTCCCGGCACCTTGGTAAGACCGTACCTCTCAAACCGATGCATCTCTGCGTCGGCCCAAAAGCCAGTCTCAGCCAGGGCGCTCCGGTACCACCGAACCAGGAAGTCAGATGTATACGTAAGCTCGGATTCAAAGAGCTTCGTGTACAGGCACCTAGAGTCCGCCTTTTGGGCAGCTCCGGGGCCTACACCCATGTGTTCCCGGATGAAGTGGATGTCGAAGACGAAGTCGTCACGAGGCTCCAAGGACCTCCGCAAGTTATCGCGGAAGTAATCCTGGAAGCAGGATTGAGCCTCGTTCGACCTACAAAAGCTCCAGGGTCCTTCAGGGAGTGACGAATTAACCGCTCGGAATTTCTTTAGAGCGGCGTCATCAGCACTTCGAGAATTACCTCTAGGGCACAGCTTCTTGTAGAAGCTGGCAGCAAGTCGAACACGAGCGACGTAGTCAGGGGAATAATCACTGCAGCAGTGAGGATCCTCAGCCGCGTCTTTCGTGAGAGCGAGATCGTCCAAGAGTAAAGCTTCAAGACCAGCGTAATCACGCATGTTGTTGAATCCTTAAGTTTCGAGAAGTTCATACGAACGGCCAAGTTGGCCCGACGGGAGCGACGTTTTAAATCGTTCCGGTCGTCACGGAATCGCCAATCGCACTACTAATCTGCGTGGGCAGACCAATGTGCGCGGAGATCGCGGCTCGAAGACTCAGAGGATCCGCAAG